TTGGACGTGAGGATGATATGGATTCGGTAATATTGTTCGCCATCTGACCAGCCTGTCCTGAAATGCGACCTACAGATTCCATAAAAGAGGAAGACTGCAGTCTAAGTGGAGCATAGGTTTTCTCCAAAGGTTTGCGTGATGCGATACGCCTCACCCCTGAGAACAAACGAAACAACGTTCTGAAACAACCTCTGGAACGTCCGTTGGTCATAGTTTCAACAATTGAATCTCCGACATCTAAAAGTGTGCACTCACACTCAAGTTCGTTTTCCCCACAGATTGTGCACTCAACATCAAAGTCATAATCATCAACATCGATGTCGTCAGCATATTCTAGCACAGTGGATCGTTGAAGAGCCAACTGAGCAGTAGGAGCAGAAATCGAAACGTCTTCTGCCCAAGCATAAATAGTAATATCAATATTTGATAGGGCAACACCATTAGCATTCTCAAGATTACCAAAAGAACGAATGGTAATTTTACCCATGTCAGTAAAATTATCAGCTTCCTTAACTTCTAGCCAATTTTTATGGTAGAAGAAAGGCAAAACCATCTCACCACCTTTATTATACCCAGCTTCAAGGAAAATCTTGGGTCTCTGTGATTCAGCAGTAAGATGCAAAAGAGTCACAGCTCCAGCAGGAACAGTACCTGCTGGGAACAATGTTGGTAATGGTTCGTAGGAAGACATTGCTAAGCCGTAATAAAAAGGCGAACCATTCAATACAATTTTAAGATGCAAATTGGCTCGTAAAAGACCAAAATTATCTATCTTCTTTTTGATACGAGTATCATTAAAATATAAATGCCATGGATTTAATGTTTGTAAAAGACCACTGCCCTCTGTCAAGTATACGAAGCTATCCGTACCGGACGAGACAAGAACTTCGACAATTCGTAATCGGTCATACCGGAATCGTCAAAAGTTTGGTCAGAAACTGGATTAAATGCCATCATTTCACCAGGATTATCATCAATAAATGAAGTTGTTAATTGATTATGTACAGAATCGTCTGGTGCAGGGGTTTGTGAATGGATCATTTCATTTTCATTCGTGATACCACTCATTCCCTTCATATTTGCCGTTGCGCTGGCAAGCGTTGTATTATCATTTTGTGAAGCAGGACTATATACAGAAACAAGCAATCCCACGCTTTGTTTCCGGTTCATCTAAGTGGGTTTCAGCAGCCCTTCTCTAAATAGAGACTTTGAGGAACGCTCATGCGGAAATTGTTTGCAATCCATTGTTAATAAATTAAGATTATTATTATTTACAGGTAACTATATACAAACATGAAAATTTGGTTTAAAAAGGACATCTTTCAACAGCCCTATATGGAATCAATTGCCTCTCAATTTCTGAGAAGCAGTGTGCCATTGACGAACCAACTCATCCCAAGTAGGGAAGGTTGTATCGGTGACATACATACTCCATCCAGCTTCATCAACAGCTGAAATGAGTATCCTTGTCATACGATCAAACACTTCTCTACCATGGAAAAAGTACTCTCGTACGGCACTCGACACAACAGCCACTCCTTGTTCCGAAGGGGTGACTGTCTTGGAATGTGTCCAAATCATGAGGCTCTTCTGGATAGAATCAAGTTCTAAGGGGGCAGCGTAGCCACCCAAATCCTCCTCAAAACGCCAACTTCTTTTGAGAAAAGAAGTATCATCAATATGGATAAAAGGAACACTCTC